ATGGAAATTGATCTCGACAACCTGGTCTTCAGCGGCCTGGATGAAGCGGAAGAGCGCAACGCGGAGCGTCTGGAAGAAGCGGACAAAAAAGCCCAGGCGATCGTTGCCGACGACGACTGCGGCGACGCCTGCAAAATCTGATTGTCAAACCGGCCAGCAGGCCGGTTTTTTTTTGACGCCCACACCTTCAGGTGGGTAAAAACCCTTTCAGCGTATATAGCGCGCGAAAAAATTTGATACTGATTTGAATTTCGTTTGATACCGGGTTAAAGCCGCGAAGAAAAGTTTTTTGATACCAAATTAAAAGCTTCCATGCTACGCCTTCAGTAATGATTAAAGGTCCTTGAGAGCCTCACCAAATCTTTGAATAGCCTCTGCAGGGGTTAACCCCAAATCAAAAGCATCAACCCAGTACCCCTTGTAAACGGGGTCTTTATTTTGCTCGGCGGCTAACGCGATAAGATCTAAAAACCAGGATTCAAAGGGAGGTACTACGTTTTCGTCTTGCATAAAGATAACCTCACACGGGGAGCAATGTTGCGTTAATGTTGCGTTTAAGACCATCCACACTCGTAAGTGTCAATGTGATAAGTGTCCCGTCGCTGTTTATAGAAAGAGATGCTACAGCCCCTGTCGCAGCCGGATCAGAACTGATATTCCCGGCGGGAATGGTATTGGGTAATGGGGTAATTTTGGCCACGCTGGTTTCGAAATTAATCGCACAGGGAATAAACGAAAAGTCTGTAGCTCCACTTAACTCGCGTCGCGATTCAATAAGAATCCGCCTGTACAGTGGAGTCTGAAACTGAGTGAACTGGTCGTGTTTTAACGAAAGCGTCAGCGTCGAAGCTGCGCCAGCTGCCAGAAATCCAGACTTGAAATCGGAGCAGTCGCGTCCAAATACATGTTTGGACAGACCAGCGTTAACCAGATCAGGGACACCTGCACAATTGCCAATAAGTTTGGTAGCGGAATTTTTTTCATGAATACCGCTAGTGACAAAGCCTGACAGGTCGGACCCTGAGGCCGACAGGACAGGAGTTCCACTACCAATAATAGAGACGCAGTATGATGGTGACAGAGTACCGCCCCCAGTATCCCCAACACCTGCACGAGTCTTAACGCCATTAATAATGATTTCACCAGAGTCGATGATGAGGAAGTTTGCAGAGTAATCAGAACCAACCGGCTCATTGGCGCCCGAGCGCCGGACAACAGCTCCGTTAACTGTCCAACTGGCATTTCCTGCTGCTACCACACCTGCCCGCCCAGCTCGATCTATCAATTCACCAATAATGACGTTTTCAACTGCGTTATAAGCATAAAAATTATCGCCTTCCGCCCACTCGCATCGCAATCCATTGAATGTATTGTTATTTGCCCCACTCAAAAGAGCGACATTCCTTTTATTTGCATTAGCGACACAGCCGATAATGCTGGAATCAATCAGGTTTCGAATGCCATCTCCATTACCGGAAATGGAACAACGTGTCGCGAACAGAGTCCCAACGTAGTAATACCATCCCAGACCATAAGCAAACCTGTAGATACCACACCCTTCAAAGCGGGTACCGTTAAACTGAGCCCCTGTGTTTTCTGAATAAAGCAATGACGACGTCAGATCACGGCCATCGAAGTTGATATCCCTGAAAACATGTCGCCCTGTTGAATAGAACGGGAATTTCTTGCCAGCGGCCACCCGAATCACGGTTCCAGAATTGTTAAAACTACTGTCATTAACGATTGTATATGGTCGGCGGTTAACGCCAGTGGACTGAAACCACAAAGGGATCGTTGCAGGGTCTATCCCGGCGACATAAACACCCTTCACTGGAGGCCAGAACAGGTCTGTCACTCCATCAGCAACAGCCTGTTTCAGGGCGTAATCCGCAACAACTTCAGCGCCTGTGATGGTGAGTAGCGATTCGCGATCTGCTGGCAGCAGATACTGAAAAATAGATGCGCGAACGATAAGGGAGATGGGCGAATATCCCATAAACACCTTAGATCCGCCCATCGCGGAAATCAGGTCAGTACGCAACCCGGCATCACCCAGAACCGGTATTGCTTTTGAAAGCTGATCAAAGGATGCCTTATCGGGAGGAATTCCTGCGGCCGCCAGCAGATTCAGTAACTCCGCCTGCACCGTATTAAACCAGTCAGCACCCGGCCAACTTATCCCGCCTTGCTCCTGACTTTCCCCAAACCAACGTGGAGAAATGGACTGCTGTTCTTTCGGCTCCGGCATCTCCGGGACGCCGCTGGTGTTGTCGAGATGGTACATGACGACTCCTTACGGCTGCTCAGGCCAGACAAAAAAGGTTGCTGTAGTGTCTACACGGCTCAAAGCGAGGCGATACTCTTCCCAGCGAGCCAGTTGCGCGGTTTCATCGTCAGTCGCCTGCCCGCTGCTGACAGCATAGCTGAGCAGTGAAATACGCTCGGATGCCGCAGACAGCAACTTAGCCTTCTGGCGGTCAGCCTGAGCGATAAGGTAAGCCCGCTCTGCCTCTTCATTTTTCACCCATGCAGAGCCATCCCACTCATCGAACTGACCCGGCATTTTGAGGGTATATCCGTCAGGAACGGGGCCGATCTCCAGTATTGTGATCGCCTCACGGGTTTCAGTATTCCAGGCAAGCTGGCCGCGCAGGTCTTTGAGGTAAATCCATTCAGTGCCGCTCCAGCGGGTGACGAACGTTGGCTTGTCCTCTGGCGGGGCCACGAACGTGCAGCCCTCCGGGAGGGTAAACCACGCGTCAGAAACGACGTGCTTCGTGCCGTTGCTCTCGTAATAAAGCTGACCGGTCTTATCTTCTACCTGCGTCCACTGGTCATCAGTGAACAGCAGAACATAACCGGCATCAGCGACCGGAGGTTCAGTGGTAATGGCCCATTCCGGCAGGAATTCACTCAGCGCGGAAATAACAAAGCCAGTGCCGTGAATATTCCAGTAGCGGGTCCCGCGAATATCGTCCACATATTCCCAGATGCCATTTTTAAATATACCGGTCTGGCCTTTATCCGGTTCACAAGGAATATGCGTGGTATTGACGGGCAGGCCCGTACCTGCCGGAATAGTCATAAAAACGGAACCGATATAAACACCATCGACATCGTACTGATAAAGCCAGATGGCCTGCGGACTTTGAGAGAATTCAAATGACATTACGCTAACCTCACGATGGCGTTAAAGGCGATATTTTTGACGGTGTTTTCGGTATTGCCGGTGCTGGCCACCGTGGCCGTGTGCGCATGGGGTCCGATATACACCGTATGATGATGCGCCGGGGCAGTACTGGTATTGCCGTAGGTTGTGTCTTTCTGGTTATCGGTGCCATGAGTGGTTTCCCGCCACGCTTCACCCGGCGCACCATCTCCGCCCTGGTGAAAGTGCTCGTTATCGTCGCTGGTCTGTTTGGTGCCGAGGTCGGTGCTGCTAATGGTCGCGTCGTGGGCGTGAAGCTTCACGCCATCGGCTTCGTAAGACAGCAGCGCACGCCCGGAGGCAGGCAAAAACTTGATAGTCTGGCCGCGCATATCCGGCAGAACGCCGGAGGGATACGCGACAGCCAGTCGCGGATACGCGGTTTTATCGAAGCTCTGCCCCAGGGACAGCATAAAGCCACTCGGCGCAGTCGCGCCCGGCCACGCAAACATAATCCCCGGAGGCAGCATGTAGTCCGAAGAGAAAATACGGATGGCCTGCGCAAACTGGTCAAGCTGCGATTTATCCGGCGTGATATTGGCCAGCGCCAGCACGTTCAGCATTTCCGCTTGAATAGCGTTAAACCAGTCCGCACCCGGATAGCTTGGCTGAATACCGTCGCCGCCTTCGGTAAACCAGCGACGCTCGCTAAATAATACCGGCTTGATGGCGGGCATATCAGGAACGGAGGAGGCATTATCCAGGTGATACATAATTAAACCTCGTAAAGAAAATCATAATCGTGACCGGCCAGCCGGTAACGACGTAAAAAACATTCCAGTATCTGCGCCTGCAGGCTGATTAACGGCGTCAGGACGTTGCTGATACTGCGAAAGCGGATCATCGGCATATCCGTGACCGTCACCTGCAGCAGGTAGCGGTATTTGTGCGAATAAATCGGATACATGATGTCGCGCATGACGTGATGCGGCAGGATTTCCGTCACCTGAATGGTGAAGCCCAGCGCATCCTTCACGGCCTGTTCAATCTGCCAGGTAGCCAGCCCGCCCTTGCGGTGATACTTCTCCACCACGGCGTCACGACGGCGGTCAAAGCCATCCGGGATGGCGTTGCAGTCCGGCAGACCGAGATAATCTTCCCAGTCGGCCAGCAACAGGTCGGTGGTCTCCGGGCGCATCTCGGTGACCAGCAAATCCGCGTTCACCTCCGCCAGCTGCAGGCGGGAACTGAAGCCCCGGAGCAGTGACGTCAGCGCCGCCGTCTGGTCGCGCGGCCATGCCTTACCGCGTGGCATCAGCTGCTGCAGGACGTCCTGCCAGTCCTCTACACGATGCGCCATGTGATTGCCCCCAGCGTCAGCAGCTCATAGTTCTCGCTGGCCTGATTGGTGGTGAGGTCCAGCTCGTAGTCGGTGACGCCCGTCGATGAGCCGATGGCCGTACGGATGGCGGAGAGCAGCAGTGTGTCGCCCGGAGAGACCGAACGGAACAGCGCCTGCAGGCTCAGGGTGACCGCAGAACGGATAGCCGCAGTGTCGGGGATGACGCGGATGGTCAGCGGCACCGGCTTGAGCGTCAGCGGGATAGGCCAGACCTCGATACCGCCGGGCTTGCCAACGTAAGTCCCGGTCGCCGGGTCCTGATGGCGGAACAGGTATTGCTGCATGGCTTCACGGTCGGTGCCGGTCGGGATAATGTCAGTGCGCTGGTCGTAGACCCACGCAAGGCCCACCGTACCCAGCCCGTGCCAGCAGTCAAAGGCCCATGCCCGGCTGATGCCCGGCAGTTCGGTGGCCCAGATAACGTAATCATGCAACGCGCCGCCGGTGGGCGGGTTACGTTTGCGGTACAGCAGGCGGGTCAGCAGCTCGGCCACGGACTCGACGTCCGCGCCGCCGGAGATACCGGCATCCGCCACCACGCCGTCACTGTTCACCCCGGCCACCGGAGAAATGAGGGTCAGGACGTCACCCGCAGTCAGGTTGCCACTGAGGCCCGTTTCGTCGGCCTGCACGGTGACGGTGATTTTGCCCGCTGACGGGTCGTTTGTGGCGGTGACGTGGTAGCGTATGCCGTCCTGCGTCTGCATCTCCGTATCGAGCGGCAGCGGTCGGGTGCCGGTGAAGGTGACCGGGCCGCTGGCATAGGATGCGGCCTTACGAATCACACCCTCATAGCGGGCGGTATCAATGATGGTTTCGTCGGCGGACTGCTCTGACGGGATAATCTGGTTTTTAATCCACGTCTGATAATCGTACACGTCGCGTAAAGCGCCGCTGAAAGCCGTATTTAACGCACGTTCAACGCCGACAATCGGTAATTCCTGGTCAAGTGCAATCTCTAAATCCTGAATACCGGCGCGAATAAGCTGGCGGAGCGTCGGGACATTAAATGTAGCCATTTTCTACCGCCTCCCAGCGTTTCTTTATTTCGACGGTTAACTCGGTTTTATCCGGGCGGGTGAGAATAATGGTTAATGCCAGCCAGTTAATACGGGGAATAGTGGCAATGACCTGCGCATTTCGCGCATAGCCGTAACGTAATAACGGTTGCATGGCCAGACGGGCGTAATTCTCCGCGCGGAGCCTGACCTCTTCGGTCAGCTTTTCACGGTCAATCAGCCAGAGCTTTGAGCCCCATTCAAAATCGCTGAAGGAATTACCGCACCAGCCGCGACGGTCATCGGTGCCGTCGGGTATTTCGTCGCTGGTATCGGCCCGAGCATCAGTAAACAGGCAGATATACACCAAAGAAACAAGGCCCTCGTCAAACGAAAGGCCATTGTGTTCAATCTCGATGTCGCCGCCAGCGGGCAGGTGCCAGTTTATTCTGATGGTCATAAGGGTTTAGTCGTGTTTTCACCGTCACCATCCTTATGAATATGGTCGAGGAAACTTTTTCCCTGAACCTGGATATCTTCACTGAAAGAAGTGGGGCCGGTGATATTTATCTGTTTACCGATAATGTCACAGATCTCTTCGGCAACCACATTTACCGTCTTCCCTGTTATTTCAATCACGCCATTCTTTTTCAGACGAATAATATGGCCTTCCTGATGATAAAGAATAACGTCGCCTTCTTCGCCGCCACGGGGACGGCTCCCTTTATCCTCGACGGCGATGGCCACCAGACCGCCGCGACGTCCACCCACGGCGACAACTATCGCCTCAGAGCCCGCAGGTGGAACGCTGGAAAACCCGTAATTCTGGAAGCGCTCGACGTCGTCATTGGTCTCGTCGGCCAGAGACTGCACCTGCAGGTTCTGCCGACCGAGGCTGTCCGTCACAATACGAACCAGAGCCCGGTCTACCATAAGGCGCAGACGTCGGCCCAGCTCAGCAAAGGAACGCCCGAAATTCGCTTCTTTTAGTCCCACGTGACCCCCACGGATGTTTTTTTGCCTTTCTTCTTCGCCTTCTGCGAGGGCATATCCAGCGACTCAGGCGGTGCCAGTGTCAGTACGGTCAGACGGCCGCTGTCACTTTCCATAAATGACACAGATTTAATCAGCCAGGTGACGTCGAGTTGCTGGATTTCATCGGTCACCGGCACCAGTCGGTTAGTATCCCACAGCGGCCCTGTAGCACCGTTTTCACGCCAGCCCGCCACAGTGATTTCGGTGGTGTTGGATTCGCCCAGCACGTAAGCCTTATGCCACTCACCACGGGCACTGGCACCGCCGACCGTCAGGCTGTCCTCGTTGACCAGAATCTTCGGACGATAGCGGGTGATCTCCGGGTCACTGACAACGGTCTGGCGTCCACCGACCATCTTCACTGGCTGGTCGTCCCACGTCGCACCGCCCGCACTGGCAGAGCCCTTGACGATGTACTGGCTGGCACGCTCACGCCAGCTGAAACGCCCCCGTGCGGCCAGAATATTGTCGCCGAGGGTGAGCCTTACTCCCGCACGCCGGGTGGAAGCGCGGGTGATGACCAGCCGCCCGTAAGCGTCCGAGGTCACCAGAACGCCGCGCTGTTTGGCCAGACGGTCGAGCAGTTCAAAGCCCGTTTCGCCCTGTTCCAGGGTGATGCTGGCAAACGCCTCGCCGGTATCGGTCTCAGTAACCACCTCGATGCCGTAGGGTTTGCAGATGGTGGCCGCAAGCTGCTCCAGCTTCAGACCTTTCCACTGGCCGGACTTATCGACCACCGAGCTGTCCACCAGATCGCCGGTCTTGTCGCGCCCCATCACGCGCAGGGAGACGTTTTCCGAGTCATAGCTGGGTATGAAGTCGTCGATATAGCCGGTCATGACGCGGTCGCTGCCGATGGAAACCGTGCAGGATTGGCCGGGCTTTATGGAGCGCGGCGCAGCAGCAGACCAGCGGGCGGTGACGGTCAGATCGAACTCGCCCGCGACAGACTCCAGCGAGCGGTTAATAGTCATGTCCGTCCAGCCGCCCCAGACCTTGCCGTCAACGTTCAGGGTTAACTCTTCAGTCATTGCTGATGATCTCAATCGTCTGTGAAGGCGTAATAAAGGAGGGATAACGCAGCCGGTTGCGGGTCACCAGCTCATCCCGGTTCTCCGCGTCGCCGGTCTCGCGGTAGGCCAGAAGCATCACCGGCACTGTCCGGACAGGCGTGACACGGCGTAGCTCCGGCAGTTGGATACTGCGGATGCGAACATCATTGACCACGGCGAACCGCAGCTCGCGAAGGGATCGCCACAGCTCACGTAGACCGCTTTCGACGGCTTCTGCGGCGGTCTCGCCGAGACGCTCCGCCAGCTGGTCGCCGGTGTTCTGTGCATCCTGGCCGGTCTCGAAGGTCGCGGTGGCCACCGCTTCAGCCTGAGCGACCAGCGTGGAGATAATCACCAGCTTCCGGAAGTCAACGATATTGGTCTCCATCGCCGCCGTGGTCTCTGGCGTCGATGCCGGTGTGACACTGCTGGCAAAGCCGGTATCGGTGTTCACGCTGATGTTATCGACCAGGGATTTGGTTGCAGATTGTGCGGCCCGGTCGCCTTCCCATTTGTCGCGCAGCTGGTCATAGACCCGCAGGGCGAACGGCGGCTCAGAGACCAGGTCCTGCATATCGCTGATGAGGCCGGTGATATCGCGGATCATTTCACCAGGTGCGGCGGCCACAATACCTGCGAGGTCTTTAAACCGGTTGAGGCGGTCCATCCACTCACTGAGTGCATCCGGCAGAGTCGGCAGGCTGGTGACAAATCCCTCCATATCCTCCAGCAGGGTGTCCACCATGCTGCCGACGCCATCAAGCGCTGCAAAATAATCGCCGCCGGCCAGCGCTTCCTTGACCTTATCCGCTGCGCTGAGCGTGGTGGCGCTGGTGTCTTCGGTGCCGGACGGAAACAACTGCTCGCCAGCTTCGTACACCTCAAAGGATACGTAGGCAATCCCGCCTTCCTCAGTGGAAAGGCGATGAGAGACGCGGCCCACCTGAACCTTCTGCACACCGAACCACGGATGCACCAGCTCACCGGGACCGGCAGTATTGAGTGCGACCAGCAGGCGGTTCATCTGGTCGATGTAGTCGCTGCCGAGCAGGATCGCGTTAATCTGCTGCTGAGTCAGTACCGCGCCGTGGTCTTCCGTCCAGCCCACCTCTTTTTTAGGGTAGGCGTGAGGGATAGCGCGGCGACCGCCAGTCCCCTCGACGTCGCGGAAAAAGAAAGGAGCGCCCCGGAACGAGGCATCGCGGAGGTCTTCCCATTTAGTGGCCATTACTGCTGCTCCATGTTACGGACACCACTGGAGGCACTCATGGTGACGCCGGGAGCATTGACCTTAACGCTGGTCACCTGTACCCGATCATCTTTAACGGAGACCTCGATGCTGCCTTTCAGCTCAGGCTGTTGCAGGAACGGATAGCCAGGCTGGTTTTGTGGCTGCATAGACGCCCACGGCGACGGGTCCTGATAGCCAGCAGGTGGCTGGAGAAAATCCATAAAGCGAGACCAGACAGACGGTTCTTTGGCCCGGTCCTGAGCCCATTTGACCATGCTGGCTTTGTCATCATCGGTAAGGTTTGGTTTTTCATCAAGAAATGGGATAGTTGCAGCCATCGGGCCGATCATCCAGGCAGATCCCAAAGCCGAATAAGCGCGCCCAGGAACACCTCGACCCGGAGGTTTTCCACCTCCGGGACCACCAATATCAGGACCTCCGCCCATACCAGCCGAGCCCATATTGACCACATAGACCGGCATCACGCCTGAGCCGAACACGTCTGAAACTCCTTTGGGGACGCCTTTAGACTTTCCGCCGCCGAACAAGTCCCATGCACCTTTACCCAACTGGAATGCTTTGCGGGCGGCGATAACACCACCGACCGCGATGGCAATATTCTTGCCGGTTTCCAGCCAATTCTGGACGGTCTTCTGATCCACTGAGTTAATCGCGTCTGCCAGCTCCTGCACTGGCTCAGCCAAGTTACCATTAGCGAACTTAAGCCAGGTCGTATTAAGGCTTTGTAGTGCAGATGTAAAGTCCTGGGCTGCATAAGTTGCATCTTTCTGTATGGATGCACCATCTGCTACAACAGCATTGTAACGGCGCAGGTTCTCCCGCCCTTTCTGACTGGAAACACCTGAAATAAGGTCGAGGCTGGTTTGAGTGAAGCCTACTTCCATCAGTTCGCCGAGCTGGCCTTTACCACTCTTTTTTCCCCCTCTTGCAGAGCCTTCAGACAACATCATGAGTATTTCAGGCAATGAATATTTCAGTTTGCCGTTTTTATCGGCGATATCGACTTTCTTTTTACGGAGAGCAGCCACAACCTTCGGGTTCTGGACCTCACGGATAAAGTTCTCAACTAATGTTGCCGCTGTATCACGGTTACCCGTTGCATCCATAGCCGATTCCATAACCACACCGACATCCTTGATTCCTTTTACGCCTCGGCCACCCGCAGCCGCATAAAGAGAAAGAGAAGGAACCGCTTTTTCGGCCAGGTCCTTTAGCTCATATGCACCTTCTTTACCTAGCCGGTTAAGCACATCCATAGCCAACGTGGAGTTTTTGTCGTCGTTGATACCATACTTCTGGAACTGCGCATAAAGAGCGCCGACAGACTCACCATTACTACCCGTACCAGCAATAGTTAATGCGGCAGACTTGAGGTTTTTGATACCGAACTCAATATCACCGGTCATCGCATTGACTGTTTCCAGGAAGCCGACAAGCTCTTTATCATCAATACGGGTTTTGATAGAGACGTCCTGCACATCACTGTAAATACTGGTAATTTGCTCCTTTGTTTTATCGGCAGAAATGCCCAGGCGGGTCAGTCGACGATCTGTTTCTGCGAAATTACGCAACATTGCACCACTGGCAAAACCTGCAATCATGCCGGTATAGCGATTACCAACTGCATCAATGGCACGACCCGCAGCGGCTGACGTGGCTTTAACCACGTTCATTGCCCGCTGATTGGTGCGGGCGAACTCGGACATATTGGCACCGTACTGGCGGGCTTTGGCGGTCAGGTTACCTGCAAGATTGATGAGTATTTCAGTGGTGAGGCGGTTTGCCATGTTGCTTCCTCAGCTGCTCTGTCAGGCGCAGCAGCTGCCGGAGAGGCAACTGCTGCAGGTAGGACATATCAAAACGTTGGGACAAATTGACGATGAGACTACTGAGCGCCGTCGCCAGCGGCATCAGGTCGCCCCCGGCCAGCAGTCTCCGTCACGAGGTCATCCATTTTGCTCGCGCTGCTGGACAGCAGCTCAAGGTCTTCAGGGTGGAAGCTGTAAAGCTGTTTAAGCGACAGCGGGCCGGGGATTTCACCCACCCAGAGAATTTGCTTACGCAGCAGTGCCAGCCCCATCAGCACTTCTGAGCAGTACGCCACCGCCTTACCGTTCTCCCCGATGACCACGCGCTCCGCCTCAAGCTGGGCGTCGATAACGTCTTTTGAGGTCAGCTCGCGAAAGGTAACTTCTTTGTAGAGGATCTCATCGTCAGTACCTTTACCGGCGACGTAACCATGTTTTAAGGTGATACTCATCTGCGCCATGACTTACACCTTCACCAGTTTGGTGCCGATAAAGTTGGCGCTGATGGTGCCACCATCCTCCTCAAGTGTGGCTGGTTCTGCCGTCGCCGCGCCGGTCATCATGTAAGTCAGGCCGTTGTCGCCTTCAAATATCACAGTGACATTCTCCCAGTTGCTGATTTCGACAACGTCCATATCCTCCGCTGCAGCGAGGGTCATCTGGATCGAGGGACTCGCCATCTTGCGGGAGTACCCCCAGACTTTGCCGCCACCCATATGCTGGGTACGGGCATAGCCCCCCGGATTGAGGGTGGATTTTCCCTCGGTCTTGATTTCGCGGCCATTAACACGGATGGCCGCCATACCCAGAATGCTCATAGTGACTCCTTAAAGTTTGAACTGGATAAGACCGGCCAGCACGCGCAGCTGATTGACCAGGTTCGGATGACAGATAAAGTTCAGGCGGTTTTTGTCGTCGCCGTCGAGATACACTTCCAGCGTATCTTTGTAGTCGTCGAAGTCCTCAATCAGACCCGCAGGAATCAGCTCAGTCAGCGCGATATCCAGCAGCTCGGCGCGGGCAATCTTCGGCGTCATCACCGGCTGGCCCGGATCAAGCAGGTCGAGCACATCATCCCCGGCCAGCTTGTGACGCGGGTAGCGGTTGGTGAAGCGGTTTTTGATGACGTAGCGGATACGCCCCAGCGTCGCCGGTGACTGCACGTCGAGGTACGACGTATCGGCGTCGCCATACTGGTTGACGCTGTACATGGTGATTTCACGCTCGATGCAGACGTTGTCGCTGGCGTCAACGTAATGGGTGGCGATGCCGTCATGCAGCAGCAGGTTGCGCTCCGGCATATCCCAGCGCACCGTTTTGACCGGCGGCAGGATGCCCGGCAGCACCAGCGTCTGCAGCGGACGGGCTGGGTCGTTGGCCAGATAGTAGGAGGCGATGCCGCCGTAGGACGCCGCCCACAGCCAGTGCGGTTGCGGGGCGATGTTGGTCCCGAGGCAGGAAATTAGCCAGTCGTTGCGGGTTTCGCCAAAGGTGCCCGACTCGGCATGGGTGCCCCGGAATGCGGTCCAGAGCTGCGCCTCAATCATCCTGAGCGGCCCCCAGCGTTCGAGCAGCTCATCCCGGATGGTATTCAGGCTTTGTGTATCGTTGAACGGGAACACGATATCGGTGTACCAGTCATCGCCCAGCGCCGCGATGACCGCCGCAATATCCGGGGTGCCGGTGCCGCCGGTAAAAGCGGTCAGGGCAACAGCAACGCCAGCCGGTGTCTGCTCGCCGGTGTAGTAGTTGAGACGGACGTCCATCGCATTGCCGGTCGCGCCTTGCCAGTTGGTGGTCAGGGTGACGATAGTGGTGGAGCCTGCTTTCAGCGCAGCTGTGACCTGCGTGTCAGGCAGTTTGTTGACGGCGGTAATGATGGCGGAAGCGATATCTTCCGCAGTCGCGTCAGCGCTGACGCCGACCTGCACTGAGATACCGTTAACCAGCAGGGCCAGCGTACCCGCAGCGGTGGCCGGGCCGGTAATGGCCAGCTCTGCTTTTGCGGCAGCACCGGCAGCGATATCAGCCAGGCCCATCGCCCACACTTCGGTATAGCTGTTCGCCTTACGCAAAGTCTTGAGCATCCCGGCCAGCATGGAGCCTTTACCATAAAGCTGGTCAGCAGTGCCGTCGCTGGTGATGCGGTTTTGTGTCAGAGCGGCAGCGGTGCCGGTCGCACTCTGCTGGCCGATGACGATAATTTTGCGCGACTGCGCCGGGGCGCTGTCGAGCGCCTGAGAATTATCAATATCGATGTAAACCAGCGGGACGAGGATATCAGCAGGAATATTACCCAGTGACGACATATCACTTCTCCTTTACGGTTCGGGTCTGGCGGGCTTCCGCCGGTTCAGTTACAGGCTCAGCCGTTTCGGTTACGGATTCAGCCTGGATATCGGTGATAACAACGTCACCCTCGGCTTCGCGACGCAGCCACCACGCACTTACAGGCAGCGCTTCCCCTTCGGGATTCAGGTGCTGGCCATCGGCTTTACGCACCTGCAGTCCCGCGCGGGCGGGCTTAATGTGTTTCTTCATCGTTATGGCTCTCTTACGTTAATAACGCCTTTAATGGGGTCGGTGTCGTCGCTGACCTGCAGCGCTGCACCCAGTCGCAGGAAGTCCGGGAGGGTGGCGAGGTCAATTTCATCATCCAGACGGAACTCCTGTTCCCACGTCACAGCCCACATGGTCAGGCCCAGCTCGTTAAGCCCGCCGGAATAGATGTTATCGGCACTGACGGAAGTGGCCGGGCGCTCGGCCTTCATGCCGTTAGCGGCTCCGCGCTGGACAATACGGCGAACCAGCTTTCCGACCAGCACCTCGCAGCGGGTATCGCGCGTATAGCCCCATGCATCGGTGGCCATGACGTACGCCGCCCAGGTGATATCGCCAACAGTGCCGCCCGCCTGAGCGCGGATATTGCGCACGCGCAGCGCGGCCAGCCGGATACAGCCATCACGATCCGTCAGGTAGGTCTTGACCTCTGCCGGGGTGCTGAACTGGCCGATGTGGCGTTCGATGACGCTGACGCGGTCAGGCTTGTATTGCTGAGGTTCGTTCAGCAATTCCGGCTTCAGCCACGCCACGATGTTCTCAGCGGCGGAGACCGTGGAGCCGGTGGTCAGCAGGGACGGACGTTCATGACTCACGGTAATACCTCTTTCCAGAAGTCGCCGATGACGTGCATCAGCTCATCACTGTTTGCGGTGGACAGCCCGAGGTACTCGCGCTGCGTAATATTCATCTGGCGGGTATGGGAACCGACGGTCTGCCAGACCGGATGCTTCAGCGCCCGGCCAAACGCCTGATGAATGAGACGCTTGTGGGCGCTGACCGGGACGCTGCCTGCAAAACCGACCTGGTGGACGCCGCTGTAGCTGAGTGGCGAACCCACACGAACGCGGCCACGCTCGACGATGTACTGGATGCTGTCGAGCAGATCGCCATTCCCCTGCAGCAGGCTCTGATTCCCGCTGCGGGTCTTGCGGTAACCTTCGGACCATTCCTCCCAGCGCTCGCCAGCCGGTGAGGTTTTCTCGTCGCTGATGCGGCGGCGGGTCTGTGATTCCACAACAGCCCCGATACTCTCCAGCAGCTCCTGCTGCAGCGAACTGTCGGAGAGCTTCTCGATGGCCATGCGCATCTGCTGCAGCTTCTCAGCGCCGATAACCTCAACCGATATCCCCATCACAGCACCCCTTTGAGGTTGTTGCGGGTGAACAGACGTTTGTTATCGGAGACAACAATCATCCTGCCGTTATCGGTCTCCGGGGCCGGAGTGTCGGTCGGCAGGCCGAGGTCGCGCGTGCCGTTCGCCATCTCCTTGAGGGTCTGGATGGCGCTGTCGTAGCGCTTCTGAATCAGGTCGGTGATCTGATTGTCGCGCTCGGACAGCCAGTAAATGGCGATGGACACAGCTACCCGATGCAGCGGGCGCGGAACGGTGGTGATGTTCAGCGGCAGCTGATAGCGCTTTGACAGAAACGAGTTGATCTCCGCGTCCGCGTCCTCGATGGCCGCGGCTATCTTCGTCTCGTCGAGCTGGTTCGTTGCCTTGTCGATGGCCATGTTCCAGACCAGCGAACCATCTGTGGCCAGCAGGTCATCGCGGGTAACGTAAATACCCATCAGCCTTTCCCCGCTACCGTCTGCAGGACCGTCACCACCAGATGAGGCTCGGCTTTCAGGCGCTCTGCGGTTTCATGGCTGATGAAGCTTTCCACGACCACATCACCCTCCAGCGCGTTTGCCTCGTTATCACCATCGGGATCGTCGCTGACAAAAACATGCACCGGCTCACGCGGCCAGAAGCGGCCACAGCGCCAGAACCCGCGCTCATGTCTGGCGCGAACCTCCAGCACTACAACATCGTCGGTTGCAGGCACGGTTGGCGTGACAGCACTGTCCTGACCACCTGCCGCCAGAACGACGTTCATTAATTCACGCTGAACGGTATTAAGGTGGTCAGCTGAAATGTGAACTGCAGGCGCAGAAATGCTGACGTTATCCCCGGTCAGGGTAGTGACGTCATCAGATGACGGAGGCGCACCAGCATCGCCAGGCTTCAGGCTGACGGGGGACGCACCCACCGCAACGTAATGCCCTGGCAATGTGACTGACCGTTCAGCTCCCGGCAGGTCAGATGCATCAGCCTGTGCCACTTCCTGCGCTGAAACCTTGCCAGCGCGACTTTTAGCGCTTTGCTTACCCGTTGCTTTTTCTTTCGTTCCACTCACTGTTCCATCCTCTTTAAAGGTGGGTTACAGCGGGTTTAACGCCCGCTGTAACGGTTTTAAAACGCAGACTGGCGATTACGCCGGGGTGGTGATAAACGGGCTGTCGACGATTTCCACATCCTTGTAATAGATGTTGGAGTTACCGCCATCGACCAGCATTGCGTCGATGATCTTCTTCGCGGCGGCGCGGTTGTTCGGACCCACGACCAGTGTGGTCGGACGGATCCCAAGCGGCGAACCGGAATCGCGCTTCATGCCCTGCAGCACCTTCACCGCCGCTTCATAGTTGGCGACAGTCAGCGGTGCGCGGGACCCGCAGGCGGTCTGCCAGAACCCAAAACCGACGTTGCAGCGCCCATCCACGCCATACAGGAACTCATTGTTCTTGAAGGTGTGTTCGCTGCTGAGGTCATCCAGTGCCTGGAAGTTAAAGGCGCGGCGCTTCTGGTAAAGGATGGGTTTCAGCACCTGACTTTCATCAATCAGGAACCACGGCTCACCTTTGTCAGTCGCGATATCACCCACAATGTTGCTGTAGGTGCCGCCCGCCATCGGATGGTCGGTATCAAAGAAGTTCTGGCCGTCAAAACACAGGGTGGTGAAACCGGCAACCAGCAGCGGGAAGCTGAGCGTATCCGGGAACTCGGCAACCTGCTGACCGAATGCCTGCGCAATGACGCTGTACTGGCCAATCTGGTCGTCTTCAATGTTTTCACGCTTGACGCGGATCGAGTTTTCCCATGTCTTGTTGGCGATGGTGTAGCCGTACTGAGACAACTGCGCGAACTGGCGCTCACTGACCCACTCTTTGATGGTCGGTAAGTCCGAAAGCCAGCCGTACGTATTGGACGCGGAGCCGCTCGGCACTTCGGTGGCAATGCGCAGGTACTGCGGAGTCACACCTGCGAGACCTCGGGTGAAAGCCGCGCTCAGGGAGGTGGTGAGCGCGTGCAGGATTTCTGCTGACGGTTGCGGCATTCTTATTGCTCCTGTTTCGGTTTAGCGGCGAGAAACTCTTCCTGGGTAAGACCCATGCTGCGGCATATCGCCAGCTCAGTTTCGGTCAACGTGGTCTGCTGCCCCTTGTTCTCTATGCCTTTGGACGGGTCCAGATTGACCAGCGGCTGCGCAGTTTTCACGAACTCGGCAAACTGCTGACGGCCTTCTTCACTGCGGCAAAGGGCCAGATACATATCGCGGTTAGCGGGCGCGACTTTCCCGGCGGTCACGGCATCGTCAACCAGCGCGGTGGCCGTCTTCTCATCCAGCGTCTTGAGGCGATCTTCCGCTGTCTGAGCGCGGTTGAGCGCCAGTTGATAGGTCTCCTGCGGAATGAACTTCGTCAGATCCGGGTTCTGAGCACGGTTCAGCGCGGTCTGCTCGCTGTTCTTGATGGTCTGGATCGCTGATACGGCATCGTCAACCGACGCGGTCTCAGCCAGACCCAGTGCCGTGGCAATCTGCACAGGTAAAGGCATGGTGTTCTCCGAGTTAAGAGCAGGTAAATACAGGTTGGGTTTGTTGGTCAGGCCAGCGCTGGAAAGATGCGAGACCTGACCAGTAGGGAAATGACGGAAAGCCGGGCTGTAATAGCGGTACTTCTTACCGCGAACGAGCGCTTCGCCGTCTGGCGTCCACTCGATATGACCGTCAATACTGCCATCAGCGTTGACACGCATCGCATCAATCCATGCATAAGCCGGAGCTTCTTCACCTTTAGGGCCAAGCAGCTCGGTGGAGTGTTCGGCATCAAACGGCAACGTCGGGTAACGAAAGGACGTGGCAATGATGGCCTGCGGATTGTCGTTTACCCACGTACGGCCATCCCGGCCAGTAAAGGTGCCCGCAGGTATCATCGGCAACCATTCCGGCAGCGGCGTGCTGGCATCCGACAGGTCGGGAAGTTCGAAGCACAGGGCCAGAAATTCGAGTTGTGTTGCAGGCTTTGGCATGGTGCTGTCCGTCGTTAAAGGTAACTGACGGACAGTGTCTTCGATGTGATAGAGGAACGCGGATTAACCGTTTTCCATGTATTTAAAGGGTACTAAAGAGGGGATAATAAACTTCTGATGCTGAACCAGTTCTGGTTATGGTACTCACGAATGAAGGTTTCGGCCTCTGGAAGAAAAGAACAATTTTCGCAATTAATACCTTTGGCAAATACCCAAGTTTTTACTTTTCTGGTCGTGATCGCTCCAGTTAACTTTGTATTAAACGGCATTTCTTTTTCATGACCTTCAACATATTTGAGAAGATAAATATGTGCGCCAAAGCGACCATTGGCATCAAGGTCCTGGTAAATTTCATATCTGCACGCCTCACCATCAGATTCAGCAAATACTATCGTCGATTCAAGTTTTAGCCCTTGTAGTACTGCCATCGTATCAGCCCCCGTTCAAACCACGTTCAAAAACGCCGTAGCGCGTTTAAAAAATTTTTAGAGAATCATCGTACCACAAATGCCGGTAAAGTCTCTGAGCGCGTTTGAGGCGGATTACCGCCTCGTTTCATTATCACTGTCGAAGGCGCTTTGTTTCGCGGCAAGCTGGCGCTCAAGTTCGGTCTGACGGCGCATGCCGGGGTTGTAGTCCCAACCCGGATCAATTCCTTCGGGCACCATCTCCTCTTCGCCGGTGCGCTTGTTAACCCACTTCACCCGTTTGACGGGCGGCGCTTCGGTGCGGACCGGGACGGTCTGGCGGATAATGTGCCCAGTCGGCTGACCGTTGTCATCGAGCTGCTGCACGTTGCGCGGTACGCCATTTTTCTGCAGCTGATCGTACTCGTATTTACTGACCTGACGGACCCCGCATTTGCACCCCCAGCCGTTGGGGCCGATATGCGTCTGCCAGAACGGGTCGTCAACGGGCAGACAGAGGTCCGCCCATTTCAGGTGCTCGGCGCGGTGCTCGCGTGATGGGCCCAGCGTGTAGAGCAGATACGGCATCGCGCGTTTGGTGCGCTCAATGCGTTCCCATTGCCCGGCGCTGCGGGCGGTGCGCATGTTGGTATCATAGATAGTGCGCAGACGACGATCGCTGCCTAGCTGCACCGGCTTTGTCTCACCTGTCAGCGGGTCATCCATCATCTGCTGTCCCCACCATCCACGCTTCACCAGCAGGGGTTTCAGCACCTCGCGGAACTCAGCGAACGACTGGCCGCTGGCCATTGCCTCATCAACCAGCGCTTTGACGTCAGAGAGCAGGTCAAGCTGCGTCATCTTCGCCACGGTGAAACCGATGCTATGCTCCTGTTTCCACACATCACGGTAATCGAAACCCGGCGTCAACTTTTTCGACTTCAGCCAGGCGAGCGCCTCTTTGGGGATAATATCGGGAGCCTTAGCCATCGTTCGCATCTCCCAGTGTCCGCGCCTTAAAGCTCAGCATCGCCAGCTGCTCGACGAACGCTGCAGGCTCCAGTGTCTTCTGCAGGTCCGGCAGACGCGCCAGAAACTCCTCGAAACTCCCGACTTCCTGCGCCAGCTGCAGCACCGGACTGGTAAAGGCGTCGCCGGTCTGCTCCCAGTCCTTCAGCGCCTCGCTGGCCATCACGTCAATCTCGTCGTCCTGCGCACGGTTAAGGGCAAGTTGCTCGCGGTTCAGCGCCGGTGCGGGGCTGAAGGCAGAGAAACTGTTGGATGGCGAGAGAACGGCAGCGCCTTGCTCAGGCTCCGCCAGCCCGAACTTGTCCCGGACCTCGGATTCCTGCACCCGCAGACCACGATCAACCAGGGGGATAAGCGCATCGACAAACGCCTTGAGGTCCTCTGGCTCGCTGATAGCCAGCTTCACACGCGGGTACTTTTCCTGCGGACCGTAGTTGAACTGGATAAACGGACGTACCAGAAACTCATTGATGGTGTTTTCCAGCTGGCGGGCATCCCAGCGGGCAATATCCATTCGCACCCGGTCATGCACGTCAGCCTGAGACCGGGAGCTGCCGTTATCAGTTGTCATGGTCTGACCCAGGACAGCCTTGCTGGTCTGGGCGTCGCACCATTCCGCCATTTCTTTGAAGAGAGCGCCACCATTGTTGCGGCTGGCGGTTTCCTGCATATCCAGTTGCATACTTTGCGGAATGGCACACCCGGCATCGGAGGCGATGGAAGCGATAGCATCGATGAGGGTCTTAATCTGCTCATCGGTGGCATTATTCCCGTACTTTCCGACGACGATCGGAATGCCGAATTTTTCCGCGAACGCCCACCAGTCACGCACGGTGAAGGACTTCAACATGTACATGACTGCTACCAGACGGGCCAGACCGTTACGCAGCGGCAGACCGGACTTCAGGCGGGGATAATGGATAACATACTTACCTGGCGTCAGCGGGATGCCGTCTACAGGCTGTTCGTCGGTCAGCAGACGGAACTCACGCAGTGTGTCGCTGTCAGGCTTCAGGAACCGCGGGTCAACCCATTCATAATCACGCGGCATCCAGCCATCACGGGTACTCCACAGGATTTCGCAGACCCCAACGCCTTTACCGAGACCATCAAGCAGATCAAATAACAACTCCGGGATTTGCGGCTGTTCGACAAGATCGCGGACCGCATCAGCCAGCAGTACGTCATGCTCGTCGTCGCTGGCCGCTTCCACTGCAGGAGGAATACCGGCGACGGTCAGCTTGCGGGTACGCAGAACGCTGGCGTAGTGCAGGTCACGCTCTTCCATCTCTTCAGCAAGGATGAAATAGTCCCGTGCGTTTCCCTCGGTTACATTGCGCAGGACCCCAGCTAATCTCGCCGGGGATAAGGTGCTCGCTACGCTGATACCCGCTGAGGGGGACCTGACGCTGGCGCGTCTGGCCCTCGCCTCGGGCTGGGTCATGTCGGTTTCATTAACGGCGACGGTTTCATCGGTTGCCGGGTTAAGCAGGCGTCGGATCGCACCGGAGAGTTTCTTCAGCATCAAAGCAGTCCTCGCTGATTTTTAAGGCCACGGGTAATACGCAACTGACGCCGACTGTCGCTGTTGCGCTGTTGCTGGGGGTTGTTAAGCCGGTGCAGTTCATAGCGCTGACAGTCTTCTTTGCTGGCCAGAAATGCCAGGAAGATTGCATACGCGCTGTCGCCGTGACGCTTGTGGCCATCGCTGCCGGTATTTTCCCGGTCATCAATTCCCGGCACCCCTCGCTGAACGACAATCTGCCCGAGGTCGCTGATAACGTCCTCATGCTTCGGCAACACCAGCTCATCATCCTCAAACGCCGCCTTGAAGCGCGGCATGTTCTCGCGATAGTGGGCGACGGACGGCATAACCACCTCCACCTCAGCCCCGTACTTCTCCGCCGCCTGCTCGGCCAGATAGTTACCGTTCCCCCGGCCATCGAGCTTGATACCGTCGCGGCGCGGTAGCCGGTCACAGATAAAGAACAGCGCCTGCTCCTGCTGCTTGTAGGGAACATTGGCCAGTTCGACCAGAAAAGGCACGGTACGGGTGGTGTCATCGTTGACGGTCATCGGCGCAAAGACGGTCAGATGGCCCGATCGCGCAAAGTCCTCGCCGAGGCAGTGGCGGAGGTTTTGCGGGAGCGTGTTCAGCACTGGCAGCACCACCTTATCCAGCCATTCCTGCATATCCAGTGCGCGGATGATTTCCGGCATGGCATTAAACGCAGCCGTACCTGTAAAGCGCAGAACGGGACCGGAGCCTCTCGCTGCTCGCTCACGGATGGAGCGGGCCAGATAGGTGCCGCCGCCGTTCTTCGGCTCGCAGTAGTATTCCTCGCGGGCGTCTTCTTCGGTAGCGGTATCGCTCAGGAGGTTCGCCAGCCACTCCCCCTCGGCCTCCGGTGACCAGGGCTTTTTCGTCACCTGGCAGATACGACGATACAGCCCCTCGCTGATGGCCAGCTCGATATCAATACGGTGAACAGAGTAACGTTTCTTGCCCGCGCGGCTGTCGGTGATGATGGTATTGAACAGGTTCTCAATACCGTTATGGGTGGAGATCAAACGGACCTTTGAACCCCACATGGTCAGCGCCAGCGCCGCTTTCAGCACGGCTGCAAGGTCTTTCTGGAATGCGGCTTCGTCGATGATGACGTTACCCTGCATACCGCGCAGGTTCGACGGGTTGGATGACAGCGCCTTGATTTTGAAGCCGCTGGCAAAGTTGATGACATAAACCAGAATGTCTTTGTCGTCGTCTTCCAGTGCCTCCTCGCCAATCGCGGAGGCCGCGAGATTATATGCCTTCGCCCACATGGCGCAGGCGTCGATAAACTCACGCGCCATGTCTTTGGTGGTGCCGACATAGAAGGTGTCGGTTCCTCCGGCTTCCTGTGACATTGACCCGCTGAGCGCGGCCTCGGCGGCTTCCGCCCACGTCAGACCGGTACGACGGGATTTCTCAGCAATCTTGAGCTGGGATGTATCCGCAATCCACCGGCGCTGATACGGCAGCAGCACCTGATCCGCGTCGAACTCGCCCGCCAGAATGGCACTGGCAGACTGATTACGTAACTGCTCCTGCGCTGAAAGATGTTCGCTCATCACACGATCCCCAGAATCTGGCGACGGATATCAGCGGCAGTTTCCGCAGAAAGCCCGGCACTTTTGGTGATTTTCTCCGCCTGCGCAGCGGCTTCTTCGGCGAATGCCTGGCGGATCTCTTTCTCACGTTTGTGGCTGGCCATCGCTGCCGCTTCCAGACGCTGAGCAACCAGCGCCAGCTGGCCGAGGGCCTTCGGCTCTACCGGGTCAGCACCGTCAGCAAGGGACATAGAGGTTTCAAAGGCCATCGTTTTGACGAATTCAAGCAGTAATTTCCCCACGTCGGAGGATGGTGCAGACCCAAGTTTTGCCGCCCAGATTTCGGCCATCTCGCGGGAGGCGCGGATCTTAGCGCCGAACGCCTCCATTTTGCTGGCGTAGCGGTTCAGGCCGGTTCGACTGAGCTTCATATCGTCCGGTAGATTATGGCCATCAATCAGCTCGTTGATGGCCTCGCGGATTTCCTCCTGTGTGTGGCGTTTCTCACGCAGCATCTGGTGCAACTGGTCGCGAACACCATCCGGAAGCAGGTCAATTTTTGAGGGGCGACCACGGGTCGTTTTCTCAACTGCCATGTTTGCTCCTTGCTGCCTTTGCCATCTGAAGCTGGTTTTTCCGCTCTCTGGCGATGGCCCGGCCCAGTGTTTCGAATGCCCGTTTGAACTCCGGATTTTTGTTCAGAAACGTGTTGGTAAAGCTATCTGGGGAGCTGCGGTCATAAGGTTTTCCGGTCTCTTTCTCGCTGAACGGCGCGATAACCTGAGACTCAATCTCTGAGCAAACCATCACTGCGGCCAGTTGATAAAAAATACGCCGCTGTGCTTCGGTGTAAGGTTTAGTCTTAGCCATCGTTATCCCCTCGCGCGGGGCTTTTTGACCCCAGGCACCGTGGCCAGACCGCTGGCGACGTCATCACCGCGACCGGTGATTTCCGCAACATAACAGCCGGAGACGTCCGTCAGACTGACCAGACCCTGCTCGCGGAGCCATGCCAGATGCGTGCGCACGATATCGCGGGAAACACGATGGCCATACGTCTGCAGGCACGTCTGCAGAATTGACTCGTTGGCACTGTCGCCGCATTCGACAAGGGATCGCAGAATAACCAGGCGCTGGTCCTGGTCGAGAATGTCACGCATAGTCACCTCTTATTTTTCCTTCAGCTCATTTTCCAGAAGCAGATCGCTGACGTGTTTTACCTGGCGAATAGCCGGGCCCAGTTCCCGTAAATCACCCCGCAGATTGCTCATCTCCAGCTGCAGCTGGTGAAGGTCTTTCTGGCTCGGAAGCCCCGCGATAGTGTTTTCGATGCCCTGCAGACGGGTACGCAATAAGTCCAGCTCCTCACGTTTGACGTAGGTTTTGGCCAGCAGGAGCTGAATAACGTTCACGGCGGACATAAACAGCGCCCAGATGATCGCCCAGTTACCCTTAATGATTTCCCAGCCCATGCTTCCCCTTATGTTCTCTGATGGCCTGACAGGTGAAGCAGGTCGCTGCGTACGGCAACGCCCGGAGTCGCTTCGCCGGAATCGCTGCGCCGCAGTCGTTACAGAACCCGTACTCATCCGGCAGCTCTTTAACGCGCTTTAAATGCTGGTTTAACAGCCGTTCGCGCTCTTCCATTTCAAGGTCGCTGGCGCGATCAAACGCTTTAGTCATTTACCCACCATGACCTTGTGTTTGCTGGATTTGCTGTACCGGGCGAAGCCATCCAGCGTCCTGAAACCCAGATAACCCAGCGCCGGGGTCGCCAGCATCAGCGAAATATCCCAGTCGGGTGCGGGCATGGAAAACGCATGGCCGAAAGCCCCTGCCACTGCACCAGCCTGCTGACCCAGTGACATCACCATCACGTAAGCGATGCTGCTGTAGAGGGAGAGACGGGCCATCAGCGGGCGGGTCTGGCGGACATATTCGTCAGTAGCGTTGTCGCCGTTGCGGATGGTTTCCTGCTGCTCATGGTGTGCCGCCTGCTGGTCAGCCATCTGCGCTTTGTCCCGCTCCAGCTGGAACTGCTGCAGCTGTACTTTTAAGGTTTCAAGCTGGACGAGTTGCTCAGGCGGGAGTTGCGCCAGCTTCTGCTCCAGAACACGCTGCTGGTCGGCGGGATTAATGGCACTGTTGACGGCCTCGACGATGCTGGCCACCGAGTCCGCTGCTTTCGCCGTGTCACTATCACCACCGAACCAGCCACCGACAGTGCGGACCAGAGAAGGCCCGGCTTTGAGCAGAACGGAGGCCACTGTGGAAAGGGTTATCGGATCCATTTGAACGGCTCCTTATGTGAAGCCCATAACCAGAGAAGGAAGGCAGTCAGTCCAGCCAGCGGATTAAACAGCAGGATCCACGGGTCTTTTACGTTAGCGGGTGCCACGGCCAACAACAGGAAACCAGCCCCCCAGATTATCCATGACAACACACCTGACCACCGACGAGCAGAATTGCCCGGCTGCAGCAGACGGTACGGGAGATTACCAAGCCATACGCTTGCACCGATTAACAGGACACCGGCAAAGGTCAGCCACCAGACAATAAACGCCTGACGGCCAGCAAAGCTGCAGAACAGCAGAGACAGACTCGCGAGGGTGGTCACCGTCCAGCCGGACTGAAACACCCAGAGCAATTTCAGCTTCAGCCAGTCGGTATTCAACGATTTAAACATGATGTTTTTCCTTATATCGCTGGCACTGCCAGACGATGTCTCTTGTATCGACGGAGTCCCAGCCTCTGCGGTAATAACTGGCATGAGTGCCGTCGCAGCCTGTGTAGTCCTGTGGAACGGGTGGAGGACCACCAGCAACCCGGTGAAGCACCTCCTGACGGAGACGGTCCCGCCGCCCCGCGCGTAACGATGAATCCCAGCCCTTACCCATGCTCAGCTCCGGGGGACCGAGACCTGACCACCGATGACCTCCTGACAGGCGTTCGCCAGCTCATCGAGACGGTTAAACCAGCCATTGAGGTATTTGCCCTGCGAAGAATTGGCTTTGATGATCTCGGCGTAATAGCGGGAACGGCGCAGAAAACAGCGGGTCAGCAGCCATTCGGCATCGGCACCGATAACTGCTTTGGTGGTTTTGGGCCCGACAATGCCATCAGCGGTGACGCCCACGGCATCCTGCAGGAGCTGGATCGCTTTTTTAGCACCATGCTGCACGGAGGAATCAAAGACAAAGAGTGAGATACCGTCTGGCCACTCAGTGCAATAAGCCGGATACCAGTAATCGCGGAAATAAATCTGCCCGGCCTGTTCTTCGGTCAGGTCCTTAATTCGGGTATCGGGTTTGCCGTCGCCATCGACGTCAGCTTTACCGTCAGCAAGACCGTCGCGTTTATCGGAAATACCGTATTTGGTTTCGCCGCCTTTATCTGTCGGGTCATTAACATAACCGCCTTCGCGGGCAAGAACGAAAGCGAGGGCGTGTAAAAAAGCGAGGGAAAATGATGTTGTTGTCATGCCTACACCTTTCACAAGGAAGAAGGTAAATTTGGGTTCCTTCTCATTTTGCGGCAGGCATAAAAAAAGCCGGATTTACCGGCTTCATTGAAATTTATCAATAACTACTTTTCTTTGATTGAGCAGGAATATGAATTTAAATTCGCAGCGACTGGCCCCATCTGCACTTTAAACCGATACCCATCAATCACACCTGTGTCACTACGTGTATTGTCTATAGGTTCAGATGATATGGCCGTTCTGAAGGTATCCTCAACAACTTTGAAATCGCCTTTATCATCACGTCCCAAAACTCCTTTTACGAGTTTGTAACATGAAGCTAATACAGAAATACTCTCAAGTGCAGAATCATTCTTATCAGAAATTGCAATTAATCCCACTTGCTTCACACCGAGTAGCCATGAGCTTTTGGTGATTTTATCATCTGTACGAGCAGTATATACTTGCACACCTTCTACCACGCTCCCTTTTTTCCATTCGTCTTTATTAAAGACTTCCATATTATCGAATTGGGAAATCAAAACCTCATTAGACGGAAGCTCTTTTTTCTCGGCTTTAACGAAAAATGAAACAACCCAAATAATGAATCCTATGCACAACAAATTAGCTATCAGTTTCATAAGTTACTCCCTGTCGAATAAACTGTATTGTCGCTTTTGCAACTCCAAACGCCGCATCCGTTTGATAGCTTTATACACCGTTTTGTAGGTGACCTGGTAGCGTTCAACCAGTTCCGGGATGTTGTTACCCTGAAAATCACGCCAGATACGCATATCCCTGACGAGTTGCTCAAGCACCTGACCGCGAGGAAAGTAAACCTGCATCCCGCCGATTTTACTGCTGATGGCGGCGACCAGCTCAATGGAATGGCGCGGGTCATATCCAAAGCGCTCAAGTTCCTTACGCAATAACGCGTTCAGTTCAGCCAACAACGAGGGAAAGCGGGAACGCTCCATCTCACCATCAATATGGTCCAGAATGCTGTCGTCCTGCACGTCACCAAAGAGATCGTCACTCATTTTATCCACCTTCTGGCTGCGTCAGCGTAAGCGCTGCATATTGTGTCATAGTCCCGGCTTTCTTCGCCAGTGACCGGGTTTGCAGGGAACCGGACGTGGTGCGCCAACATAGCCTCCCTCATCGCCCGGATGTGCCATTGCTTCAGGCTCTCAAGGAAATTCGCTTCGGCATCACCGCGCAACCATTCCAGGCTGGAGATGCCAGCGCCGCCATTACGGATGCGAGTCTGGCGCCGGACAAAACGGTCGAGCGCAATATCGCTACCATCCCGGATAAAACCCTCGTTAAACATCGTTTTCCATATCGCGCGGATTTTCAGGCTCACGTCTGACGGGGCAGACATGCGGCGCATAGAGCGGCGCTGAGGTTTGCTTTTGAATCCCTTAGCCTCCAGCGCCTGAATGACGCTCTGCAGCTCGATGATGGTCATCTCGCGGCAGCTCGACTTGCCCGGAACTACCGCCCCCAGCAGGGAACGGTAGGTATCATCGTCAAGCGCCAGCTGGCCTTTGGCGATATGGATAATCTGGATTGCATTTGAGCGGGTCATTGTGCAACCTCCCGAGACAGTCTGCGTACTTTGATTAAGTGCGGATTCTTCAGCTTGCAGAGCTGTGTTGTAGCCTCGTCTATGGTATTGAATGTGTAGGCATCTATGATTTCTCGCGTCCAGTATTTGGCTTTATGCTCGCCAAGGTCGCTCTCAAAATACAGGCGAGCAACGCCTGTCCATTTAGGCTTACCGTTCATCATCACGATGCCGCGCTCATCGAAAAGAATGTCATCGCCCTCGAAAGTCATGAGGACAAACGGCCCCTCTGGTTTCATCGTCTCCATCATTCAGACCTCCCACTTGATGCCAGCGGTGGCCAGCGCGCGATGAAACTCAAGTTTCACGCCAACCAAAATTTGTTTCCGCTCTTCAATGGCTACTTCTGCGAGATAGTCCTCAAGCATTTTTAACTTCGGTAGCTTCACGGTGCGGGACTCCAGCTCCCTGGCGTATTTGCCAAGTTCGGCGTTCCGCTTCTCCAACTGGTCGATGCGATCCTGTTGCTGGTTGATATGGTCGTCCTGAGCTGCGTTAGCAAGCTGGCTCTTCTCCAGCATCTCTGCAAGAGTCTCAACCGTTTTCAGAGAAAAGCTGGGAAGCGTGGCATTGATAGTCCTGATGCGCTCGATAGAAGTCTGAGGCCCCCATTCGGGCATCGCCTTACGGGCTGCGATATCAGCTTTAATCTGCTCTAAATCAACCATGAGATTTATCCTCCACCTGCATACGTTCGGCATACTGCTGCTCGCGTATCATCTTCTGAGCCGCCTGCATCAGCAGACTGACGGCCATACGGGCACGGGCTGCGGCATAGCGATTACTAGTTTTGGTGTCGCGATAGAGGGTCTCAGCCAGGCCCATCTGCTCGCTGGCTTCCTCCAGCAGGCCCAGAACGGATGGCCCAAAGGGGCTGACAGGCTGTGACTCCACGCCCACAATCTGCGCCAGCCGTGCCATCTTGCGATGTTTTTCATGGTCAATCATGGGGCCCATCCCGTTATGGCGCAGTTGCTCAATCATGATCTCGACGTCTGCCGCTTCTTCGGCCACTTTGCTGCTGTCCGTTTTGTGGTTAAGAAAACGTGAGCAGGCAGCTGATAATTCGCTGGCTTCTTCGGAAAGAACAAGCACCTGAGATTCAAATCCCCATTTGGCGAATGCAGCCTCAAAAATACCTTTTGTTTTCGGATTCATAATATGTCCCTACTGATTTTCGGCGTGAGCAACCCCACGGCGCTGACGCCGGAAATTAAACAAAGTTAATTAACGAATATTCAGAGCTTGGCTAAATCCAGCGATATCTGCTTATAAGTGCCATTATCCTGACGCTCATATAAACGCAGGTACTGACTGGTTCCCGTGACCTGAATCGCATCCGCGACGGCGTCCATCGCTTCATTCCATTTGGCATCGTCAATATTGAGTGAACGCAGGCTGAGCACCTGATTGATATCAATCCGTCCCTGTTTATTGACGCGAAAGGCATGATCGACCATCGCCATAATCTTTTCGTCAGCCCCGGCAGACCATTCATGAATGCAGTCATCAATCAGCTTTTTTGCCGCCTGGATGCGTTCATCAAAGATACGATGCTCGCCCACAGCACGAACCAGCTTATAGCGGCCATCAAAACTGGGTAGCGTGACGTTACCCTTAGCGCCGCCATATTCCACGCCAAACTCTGCCGCTGAAAGGTCAACAAAATCATCGACTTTTGCCATAGAGCCGAGCTTGAACTCGACCAGCGACTGACGCTGCAGGCGGGCTGCTTCAACAACACTGATAACCAGTTCATCACGCAGCTTATCCAGCGGTTTAATCTGTGATTCAGGAACTAAATGCCCCTGAGCGTTAATCCGGTAACCTTCCGGGATGGTATTTAAAGTATTCATCAAAGCCTCACTGAATTAATAGCATTCTGAAAAAACAATATTCGAAACAACCCGGCGACTTAATTCCATCTTTTCGGCAATAACCGGAATGGTCAGTCCCTCTTTATAAAGCTCACGACAAAGATAAGCATCATGTGCGTCTGCTGGTTGAACAAGTACCGACAGGCCCCAGCGGTTAGCCTGAGACTGAATAGCCTGACGGGTGCGGTTAAGCCTGTCGGCAATCTGCTGTGACGTCAGCTTTCCGGCATTTTCACGAACGAACTGAATTTCCTGCTTAGTCCACATACGGCGCTTTTCCATACCTACCTCCAGATAACATGACAGCCTTCAAGGGTGGCCATCCACACGGAACGGGTCCCGGTGGGGCAACGTTCAATCAGATGATTAGCCCTGTTCACCAGCTCAGTTGGCGGACAGGTGATTTCCAGACACGGGCGGCGCATCCACACCCGCATCTCCGTAACACGACTACCGCGCGCCTGCAGCCATGCCTGCGCAGCGGTGGCCATTCCAACATGCTCAGCAATACGTTCAGTAATCATGCTCTTAACCCTCCTTCGTCAGGTCATAGAAGCTCTTTCCACCGCAGCGTGGACAGAGAAGAACGAATACTTTGATGCCCTGATAAGACTTGTCCCGGACGCTCAAGCGTTCGCTTTCCTTGTGAACATTCCGGCATCGGGTACATTTCACTGTTTTGCTGCTTTCCATAAACCGCTACCCCCGCAATAACGTTGAGACATCAACATCCAGATCCAGATCACGCAGTGCCTTGCGGATGTAGCTTTCGCTCACAGCTTCCCCCGCGCCGTGAGCCGTCATCGCTGCCAGCCGCAGGGAGTGGCTGAGGATACGCAGTGCGCCTGGCTTCTGTGCAATCTGCTGGAGCAATTCGCGCTCTTTTTCGCCGGTGATATGCCAGGCGTCGGCAATCGCGGCCACATCGGCCTTTTTGGTTTTGTTAATAGCGACGCGCTTGGCGATACGGGAGAACAGACGGGCGAACTCAACGGTACGGTTACCGCCGGTCATGTTGCTGTAGACGCGGTGGTTACCCATCAGCACCAGTCCGACGCGGGTGGCCTCCTGCAGCAGTCGCAGCTCTTCGAGCGTTTCTGCACCCAGATGGTCGGCTTCATCAATGATGACAAGGCCCTGAGTGCCATCAAGACGGCGGCGTAGTGCACGGGCCAGCGGTCCCTTACGGCGTGGAGCATCATTCATCCCCAGCTCATAGGCCAGCTCGGTCAGGCACTCCAGCACACTGGCACATGAAGGGGTGATCGTTATCATCCAGACGTTATCGTTACTGCGGCGATATTCGCGGGCAGCTTCTGACTTGCCGACACCGGGGTTACCGCAGACCACGCCGATGCACTCCGTCAGATGTGCATAGCGGAAGGCTGTCCAGATTTGTTTAACGGTTGGCGTCTCAATAAAGCGCGGCGGTTCCGGCAGTTCTGCTGCAGAATGCTGTTTATTGACCCAGCGCTGCAGGGCCTTCTCGACGCGGTCATTATCACCGGCATATTTGTTGTTCATGAAGCCACTGACCACACCGGTTGATAAGCCGGTTTCACGGGCAACCTGAGCAAAAGTAAAACGGGTACCATCAACAAGGTTGCGCAGAACCTCGCGAATATCGGAAATATTCACCTCAGACATAATTCACTCCATTATTTGAAGGGTATTTAAATAGCGTTAAATCGCGTTTTTACGTTTATTTGACTCCAGAATATCCAGCGAGTTATTCAAGTACTCGTCTTCGCTGTATTCCGCTTCCTCCATTTCCGCCAGCGCCACCGGTGTTGCACCACGCGTGGGGCGATAAACGTTGCCATGCAGCCATTCCTGCTCTGCCGGGGCTGGCAGGGTATGGACGTTCTCGGCCTCGGCGAGGCGGACTTTTTCCTCACCGCGCTGACGCATCCCTTTGATACGCTGCTGGCGCTGGTGATATTCGGCAGTGACTGGGAATGCCTGCTGTTTATTACCATCCCAGACAGCCTCACAAATAAAGGAACCATCCAGGCGACGAATAACCACTCGGGTTGCATCGTGAATATCGTAATTAACCAGCACTTTATTACCGTGCTCATTGTTCAGCTCAGCAGAGTAATACAGGTTATTGAATAAACGGACTTCACAGCGGTTGACGGTACGCTCTATCTGCGGCATGAACATCTCACGCAGCTCCAGATCTGAAAGCCGTTCGATCTCCGTCGCCTCCTTTTCCAGCTTATAGCGGCGGAACTGCGCAGGGGTGAAGTGCTCACCATCTCCGCGCAACGGCAGCGACTCATGCGGACGGTTGTTGTACCATTCCACACCGGCCTCAATGTGTTCAATCAGCGATTCCCACGAAGGCAGATCACGCAGTGTCTGCTGCTGTTTTGCTGTCAGTTCTTTACCCTTACTGACCGCATTGGTTGCAGACTGCAGGGATTTGGTCATCTTGCGAACGGTGCTACGGTCTGCACCGGTGCCGTAGTAGGTGGCGAACTGGCGTGATATACGCATGGCCAGAGAACGGTTGAGACGTTCGATAATACCGCGTCCCTGCGGGTTTTCCGGGATACCCAGACGGTGATCGATACCGAGGCGGGGCAGAATACCGGTCAGCTCCGCATCAAAGGTATTGTTGGTCTCACCACCACCGTTATCTGAATAGTACAGGAACGGCTTGCCGTGGTTTTTAATGCCGTGGCGCAGGGCGTCGGCAACGGCTATCACACTTTCAGACAGCGCCAGACTCCAGCCGACAATATAACGGCAGCTACCATCCAGGATAAACGTCACCTCCGGCGAGAACGGGTTGCCGTGGTCAGGATGGGCGACTTTCATCTTCATGCCGTGGCCGTCACCAATCCAGACGTAATTAACCGGAAGTGACTCCCAGTCACGGCGGACAAAACCCTCATACTGGCGAAACTCGCTGCCGGTGATACGGCCTTTCTGTTTAACCACTACGGGTAATTTATTCATGGCATAGCACACCTGATCGTAAGAAGGGATTGCTGCGGCCATCAGGGCATCATCCTGATAACGCTCAGCCCATTCAGCAGCAAAATCGTCGTATGCCTCCTGAATACCGCGCCCGTCAGGCCGACGATAAAAGCTCAGGAACTCAGGCAACCATTTAATTTCTTCCGGCTTAACAACCTGACGTTTACCCGGAGCGAGCAAAAGAAGACGTTCAGCGGCGGAGCGGGTCTTGTTAAAATCCGCCACCCAGCGCTTGAGTGATATTTCACTCAGCGATCGTGACACGCCTTTTTTGGCGTTCGCCAGAGAGACAGCAGCGGCCAGACGATCGGGCAGTTCGCCAGTCTGAGCCTGACGTACGATCTCGCGGATAGCTTTTGCACGGCTGTATCCCGGCAGCTCACCAAGACGCAGCACTTCAACGACCAGAGCCATACGCGCATCAGCAGTCTGCCGCTGTGCCGCTGTCAGGCCGTTCAGCTTCTGCTCCATCAGCGCCGGGCATTTGCGGTACACCGCAATTTTGCTCTCTTCAGCACCTTTAGCACGTGGCGCAGCCGGTGAGTCAGCAGGAGCAACAGGCAGCTCTTTAGGTGAGCCGTTCATCAGTTCTTTAATCTGGCGAGCACGTAGGGCTTTCTGAGCTGCCTCAGGAAGGCAGTCAATGTGATATTCGAAGGCTTTGCTTCCAGTGCGTTTACGAACAAGTTCTTCTGAACCAGCGGAGAACCGGCAAAGCGCCTCTCTGATACCTTTTGCTGTTTTTGGCAGGCCTGGTATGCCAACTAATTCCTTAGCAACATAGAACATACTCAGACCGCCTTATTGACGTAGCTACTGGTTCTGTAACGGCTTGGCCAGATTATTTCGGGGGAAACACCCAAAGCATCAGCGACTATCTGCTGATAGGGCTTGCAGGGAGTACGCAACACACTCTTCAGAGAATCCTTACTGTAACCAGCCTGAAGGGAGAGCGTCCGGAGGGACAAGCCACGTTTGTGGATTTCGGCTTTTATGGTCTCGGGATGCCAGTCAGCATTCAGATCTTCATTTTGACTCAT